ATAGCATTTCCATTAGAAGACCAATGTGACTTTTCTATAATCATATGTTATATATTATAGAGATTGTTGTATAAAAAGGCAAATAACTAGTTGATCAGGACTAGTTGACTTGTCTTCCATCTCCCTTTGCATTTCTGCCCTCCCCAGATTTATCTGGGGAATTTGCTGATCTTTCTTGGTCACGAGTTCTGCTTTGAGTAGCCTGAGCCTTAATTTCGGCTGCTTGGGCTGCAAGGTCTACTGGGACGTCACCGCCATCTCTTGGAACCATACCCATTCTAACTCTAATTTCATTTGGAGTTATTACCTGGAATCTAAGATATCTTTCATCTATTTTAGACTGAGTATCTGCATCTGTTAGAGACAGTTCATTAAACTTTAGATCCATTGCATCAGTCATTTCTTGAATTATTTTACTTAGCTTTTTTTCTAGATTTTGCTGTGCTGGAAGACAAACCTGCTCTTTAAATGTCTTATCTGCATCTCTTGCTGCAGCCAAGTTAATTCCTGCTGGAGTGCCAATTTTATTAATCGGTACTCTATGAGCCATTAATATTTCATCTCTATTCGAATTTCTATATTTTTCAAATGATCCTTCTTGCGCTCCTGCTTCAATTGGCTCCATTTTAAATTCAGTTTTTGAGTCTGGGGAATCTGGTGGAAGCGGTATATATAAAGATCTATGGTTCTTTCCCTTTAATCCTACCTGGAAAAACTCAAGCAATTTTCTTTCAGATTCTGGAGAAAGCTTTGCTCCCTTTACTGTAATAATATATCTAGGGACCGCTTTATTTTCAAAGTAATCTAGGTTATATTTACCAGCAAATTCGTTGCCAGCCATTGCATTTTGTGCAGCAATTATATCTGGGATTCCATAATAGTTATTCTTTGGGGTGTACTTTTTTAAATGAATAATTTCGTTAGGTCTATCCTCTTGTCCTGCTATAGGGTTTATTGTTTCTGTGTCCCCGAAGTTTCTAAAGAATACAGCCTTGCCGTAAAGGAGCTGTATAAAACCGTCTCTGAGGCGTCTCACACGCATTGTCTTTGAAGGTATATGACCGATGTACCCAATCTTTCCAGTCGTCGTTCTACCGACCTCCAGATAGCCATTACCAGTAGCCTCCACGTCAGTATAGAACTTAATAAGTGTTTCTTTAAAAGTTTCATCTTCATTACAATCTTCAAGCCATTTGTGTAAGTCTTGCTTAATTCTATTTAGCTTCTTACGTGCTCTTTCTAACTGCTTTTCATCATTAATTTCATCTAGGGCATCTGTTGTCTTTTTTGATTCAATAAAATCAAATCCAAGACCAACAATGTTTGCCACCTTTGCATTTATAGCAGCATAGTTGTATGGAGAAATTTCGTAAATTGTTGATAGATAGTCTAAGTTGTATTCTGGCTGAATTAGATCAAAAGTAGCGTAGCCGCTAACTGCTTGTTGATGCTGAAGCTGCTGGCTTACTGCGCCGTCTTTGCCAACAAAAGATTTTTGCAAATCTCTAGAAACTTTTCTTCTAAATGAAGCTCCTAGGCCTGAAAGCTTTAAAATATCTTCGCCTTCTATATCAAATAGGTCGTCTGATTTTTGAGTGGTTGGATTATTAAATCTCATCCAGTCCGCTACATTAGAAACCTCTATGTTATTAATAAGGATGTCGTCTTTAGATTCAATCATTTTTTACCACCATTTAATCTAGCCATTTCTTCTTTGTGAACACCAATGTCCAGTGGATCTGGAGTTAGGCCCCATCTTAATCTTTGCTTTTGATACTCAAACTCTTCTTCATCAATTTGTCGACTTCCTTCAATAAACTTAGGCTGACCAACATCTATTCCATAGTGTGCTACGGCTGATGCAAGCAAAGCAATTCTTTCCTTATTTCCAATCATAGACGATATAGATAAAAAGTTATTATCTTCATCTCCGACCCATCTTCCGTCAGGCATTTCCCAGACATAGACTCCTAATCTAGTCTCACCAGATTTCATTTGAGCGTTAATTCTTTTAATGTCCATAGTTAATTATTTTACCACCTGTAGAGACATAAGTCCAGCTTTTTGTCACAGATACTGACAAAATTATATTATTTGAAACACTACCCTGTCTCTAGAGTGTGTGGATATAGCTTCTTCTGTCATCAACAATGACGATCCATCGGCTACCGATGCAGGACTCCCGACATATAGGTCGTAGTGCTCTTGATGGCTTATCCCAGCAACTGAATATGTTGTAATATTTTGATATAAATTATCGTCCAGCACCCCAGATCTTACCCCCAGGAGCTGCTTGCCGTTAAGCCATATTTGTCCAGATATTGCAGATGCTGGCTTTATTAATATATAATTAGGCTCGTCAATATATAGGTAGGAAGATATATTTGTTGCAGATGATACATCCTGACCATTTATGTATATATTACTAACATTTGATTTTGATATAGCGCCGCCGCTTGCCCAAGAAAAATACGTTTCCGTTACTCCAGTTTTATTAAATAATAGGTACCCAGCAGATAAAGATTTTGGAGTAAAAATCATCTCTATGTTTCTGCACTCACCCACTAAGTCTACAAAGAATGCTGAAGACTTGGGCCTTATTCCATTGTTATATACTCTAGTTCTGACTGGATAATTGTTTTTTGATATATCAATGTCCCATACAGATCCAGATGTAGGCTGTGATATTGAAATTGTATTACCACCGCTGTTTGCATACAACTTTTTTTCTGAAAAGAAATAAAACTTTAAGGAATATAATTCTGGCTTGTATATTTCAGAATTTGATGATGCAAAAACTATTTTGAAATACAGAGATTTACTTGAAGAAAAGCTAGAACCTTGAACAAATCCTGGAATAGAAGATCCGTTTGTGCAAGGGGACCATGGACCAGAAGATGATCCTTCTGATACATATACAGATACTCCGCTTGAAGCAACCCAATCAATTCTTGAAGAAACATATGTTTTTGCAACACTTAAAACAATGTCCTCTATAAACTCTCCTGAATTAACTCCTGGATTCAAATAAACGCTATTATTAATTTCATTATAAGAAAGATTGCTATTATCATATATTAAAGACTGCCATCTTTCTTCTTCTGGATAAGAGTATTCCGCCTCCACTTTTTGATGCCTATCAGATGCTTTAAATAAATTTCCAAGATCTGGTGTTGAAATTTGATCATCTGTATTTAAAAATAAATTGTTGTAGTGTGATAATATTGATTGTTGAGAAAGTGCATACCTATACACTGCTGGGCTATCTATTAAAAAATGTTGCCCTGCGCTAGCAGGTCCGCAAGACAATGTGACTGAGGTGTTTGTAAACTTCATATCAATAGATTGTGTTGCTACTAAAACTCCATCAACATAAAGACTCATTGAGCTTACTGAATAAACACCAACAACATGCATTACTCTGCTTGAATTTGGAACTGAATAGTCAACTCTTTTAGACTCTAATTTAAAAACAATATTTCCATTGTCCCAATACAAACCAATTCCGCTAGAATCAGCCAGTATTGGTGTAAGAGATGTTAATGTTTTTGGATGAAACCAAGCTTCAATTGTGAAGTCGTTATCAGATGTATCTAATGTTGCAAATCCACCAGTACCAGTTGTTCCAGAAAAATCCTTTGACATTGTAAACTGAATATAATTAGAGCTATCAATTTTGTTTGTATGCGCTCCACCAGAAACAATTGGCATTCCAGACTTAACTATTTGACCAACATATGAAGCGTTATTTCCGCATCCAGATGCGTCATAAGCTATAGAGCCAGATGACTCATCTAATTTCCATAAGCCTATAGGAGAGTCTTTAATTGCTGATAAGTAGTAGGACATTTTTATATTATATCAGCACTAAAGCTATATATACAGTAGTACCTATCCTTGTCATTAAAGTGACCAATCTTGTACCCCGCCCCTGGTGGGATAATGAGCACAGAACCTTTTTGTGTGGCAAACTGGCTAGTATGATCTCCATCAACAAGAACTGTCTCTGAGCAGTCTTCTGAATTATTTAAAAATAAAATGGCTGTAAACTTATCAGACCTTACAAGCTCGTCATCAAATATTGATGAAACACCTTGCTTGCAGATTGTTGCAGACTTAGACTTATTGTTGCCTACAGAGTAAGCCTTGCAATATAAGTCTGAAGTGCTCCAAAAAGCCATCTTTATACTATTTAATATATACAAAGACATTTCATTTTGTTGACCGCTAAACATTAAATCTTTAATATACAGATTACTTTTTTCATGATTCAGTTTAACATCTAAGCATTGATCTTCTGGAACACCAACATTTAGCCAGAAAGATTTTCCTGAAGAGTCATTAACCTTTTCAATTAGTCCATCTGGGTCAGTTAACGAATTATAAAAAATATATGAGTTTGGTCCAATTTGTGATACTTGAAACATTGGAATGCTTGATGTCATTAAAATGGCTCCTTATACCAAAATAGAGGAACCATATATTTGTTTCCGCTGTTTATTTTTTTTGGATGATGTACGTATGGATCTGTAGATGGGAATATTATTATGCTGCCAGCTTTTGGCTTTATACTTAATTTTTGATTTGGAAAATCAATTTCTCCACCGTCATAATTATCGTTTAAATACATAACTCCTGATATCACTGGGTGCTTTATATTTGTAGGATCATTAGAGTCAATATGTGGCCCCATATCTGCGCCTGGGCTGTACTTCTTTATATTAAAAAAATTAGGAAGCCATGGTTTAGCAATCATATTAATATTACAGTAGCTTGATATTGCAAATTCAGACAAAGAATATATTTTGCTGGATATCTTATAAGCTTCAAAATCATTTTCATCTACCATTCGCCTTGATTCAAACACTCCAGATTTTCCAATCCCGTATGTTGTCATGGAGTCAGTGCTTGCGTTCCACTCCCCCCATCTTGATATAGTGCTATCTGGCCTTAATAAATTTTCTGAATTTTCTATACTAATAACAAATTCTTCTGGGCTGTCTAGAATGTCTTCATAATAAAATATTTTATCGTATAGTTTTTTTATAATCATTTAGGATTCTTCCTTAATGCTTGTCTTAAAAAAAGTTTCCTTTTGATTAGTTTCCTTTACTTTACCAATAGATGGCTTGGATTTTGTTATAGAGTAATCTGGAGATTCTCCTTCTCCTATTACATACCTATGCCATTTTCCACTATCTAATGATTTTCTAATTTCAGCTTTTCTTATAGCTTGCCATTCTTCTTTTCCGTGCTTTTTAAAACCTTCATGCCAATACTCTGATCCGTCATACTGGTACTGCCAAAATGTTCTTACTAAATACTTGTCTCCAGAAGATATTTTATCTACTCCATGAAAATACCGAGAAGCTCCTGTTATTGGATCCCCAGATGGAAAAACAACAACATCCCCAGCTTTTGGTTTATAATGAATAACCTCTCCAGATTCTTCTTCTAAGAAAGATAAGCCTCCTCCTTCATAGTCGTCATTAAGATACATTGTGCACGTAATAGCAAACTTTAGTCCTGGATCATCTGCTGTAGCTCCAACATAATCAGTATGGTAATGCATAGCAAGGTTATTTTCCTTTGCTGTTTCCTTATATTTACATATAGAAAATCCAGAAGGGTGCCAGTTTGGAAGCTCAATATTATACTCATCTATATAATCTTTTGTGACAGAATTAAAAACTTTGTCTAGCGCTTGAAGAAAATCTGATTGGCGCTTGGCATAACTATCTGAAAGGTCAATTGGGTTTCCATCCCAGTCTGCTTCGTATTTCTGATCTCTTGTCATTCCAAGATTCATCATTAATCCAAACCCATACCAGTCGTCCCACTGTTTAAATAAAAACTTTGGGTCGCTCTTTTGAGACAACTCTAATAGATCAATGTAGTCTTTATGGTTTGGAATTGCATTTTGATACACAATTACTCTTGGATATATAACAACTTTTTTAATCATTTTGAGATCTCCATTCTTTAACCTATCCGATTTGGATAGCTTGTCCACCTATACAATTAGACCTTGGGTCAAACAGTAGCTCAACAATATCTGCTATATCTGAGGTAGTTACCTGTATGCCTATTGGTTGTGATGCAATATAATGTCTTAAATCAGGATTATTTTCAAAAACTCCTTTTGCCATATCTGTTTTTATTACACCAGGACATATAGCGTTTGGCCTAATTTTTGTTTTACGTAAATCTTTAGCAAGTGATGCGGTGAATCCTTCAACACCGTTTTTGCTTGCTGTGTAAGCTGTATTTGAATTTGGAATGTGTGCTGCAATGCTACTCATATTAATTATTGGAGTGTGCACCTCTGTATCCATAAGCTTTAAAAAAACAGAACACATGTTCATGGTGCCTAGTAAATTTACTGATATTACCTCTTTATATCTTTCATAAGGCTGTAACTCAAATGGTGCTGCTTCAAATACACCAGCACAATTAACTAAACCAACAATCTTTTTATGTTTTATTTTTTCGTAAACAGATCTAATACTTTCAATGTCAGATACATCACACTCTTCAATATCATAAAGTGCTGGCTCGTAATCTTTATCCCTTATGCTTTTTGTTGAAATACCTAATATTTCATATCCAAGCGAATGAAGTCTTTCTGCTACAACTCTGCCAATACCTCTACTGGCTCCAGTTACAATAACTGTCATGCTTCACCATTTTTTCCGACATAGTCTGGTATTATACCCATGCTAGCCATATCTTCCCAATTCTTATATACTTCCTCTTGCTTAGATCTAGTTACCTTTAGCTTTTCTTCTCTTTCAAGAACTTGCTCTTCTGTGTAAGTTAAACCATCTAAATCCCAAAAAGATCCCACTGTGTATCTTGTACCATCATGAACTTTGGTAACTTCGTGCTCATTGTTATGCCCGCCAGCAAAGAATACCAACATTCCTTTTTTAGGATGAATTTGAATATCATCATTTTTAAAATTTAAATATCCTCCTTTAAAATCATTATTTAAATATATAAAAGATGCGTACTTGCTTCTTTCAAATTCTGAAGGAGATCCGTCTTCATTTGAATTGTCTGAATGAAAAGCAGCAAAAGCCCCTGGAACCCATTTTTGTGCGTGGTAACTAACTTCATCTAAACCTTTTTGAATTAAAGACTCTCCCATTTGCTTTATCCTTGGTTTTAGTATTCCATGAAAATAGTTTTTTGGAAGACCAAACATCTCACACCCGCCTGTAGGGTCTTCATCCCAAAATCCCATAGCAAGTGAACCATAAAAAGAAATTTGATTCCAATCAAGAATATTATTTGAAGAAACCCAATCAAGGTAGGATATTATAGAATTAGATTCCTGCTCTGTTAAAAAAGACTCTACAGAAAAACATTCTGGTCCATGCTGTTTAATTTCCATTATCAATGTGCCTTTCTATAGTCCAAAAGAACGGTGCGGTGTATCTAACTCCATCAGTTACTGGTCTTACGCCATGAATGTAATTTTTATCTCCTGGGAAAAAATATGCTGCTTTAGCCTTTGGCTTAAACTCAACTCCTTGTAGAGGAAAATATAACTCTCCACCTTCATAGTCATCGTTTAAGTAAAAGACTGTGCCTAGGTCGTACCAAGGAAATGAATTTGGGCTTCCAGCATCTGGACCTTCATGCATTTCCTTATCTGCATGAGGCTCTTGCCTGGATCCTACTGGCCATCTAACAATACATGGCCCTGTTGGTCTAGATTTTACTTTAAAGAAACTATCAATTGTTTTATTTAATCTGTTAATGATGTTATCTAAAATAGGTATCATTTCTGGACTATATTTTTCAAAAGTCTCAAGAGTAACAACTCTATCTTTCCAAATGTTTGCCTGGTATATTAAATTTCCATTTTCGTTGAACTCATCATTTGTTTCATCAAAGCGTGTGTTGCTTCTGGCCCAATTCAACAGTATGTCTTTTTCCTCTTCAGTAATTGCATCTAAAATTTCAACAATATTATCTTTTGAGTTTCCAAAGTGTCCAGATGGTGTAATTGACCTTGGACTAAATGTTGCCATGTTTTGACTCGTATTATGCTTCATCTTTATATTATACCTTAGTTTTAAGTAAAACTCTTTCTGGTCCAATCTACTTTCTTGTACCCTCCGCCGCCTTTTATCCTATGCTTCCTTGCTGATTCGTTTCTTCTATTTAAAATATCAGAAGATGAGTGAAATTCTTTTTCCATTTCCCAAGACTCTCTTTTAAAAGGAATAATTTGAATATAGGGAGTGCCAGCACTTATTGTTCCCACAAAGTCCTTCTTGATAAAAAATGGCATTAGGCCAGGGGTGCTAACCTTGTCGTTGTCTATAATGCCAGACGTTGTTATAAATGGAAGATCAAATCTATTTATTGGATTAATATAAAGTGCACTATAGCCATCTGGCAACTCTGGCATCCAATTTGGATACCAATGAAAAGCATTTTCTTCGTATCCGTATGGAACCGAAAACTCTCCCATCACGTCCCTTGGCTCACAAAAAGACTTGTACTCATCTGGCACTGAGCTAAAAACTTTTCCATTAATTTTGTAAAAATGGATATCGCAGGGGGTTAGTAAGAGATACCCAGACACAAAAGAATCCATTAGCGCTGGACATGCTTTAAATGATAGTGTATCTGAATCTAAAACATTACCGTCTTTCCCTATCCAATTTCTATTTGCAGAAGAAAACCATTCTGGTACAAAAGCTTTTGCTGGTGATGGGTAGATAGAATTTTTAAAGTTATATTCTTGTGCAGAATGAAAAACTATTCTTGGCATTACTCTATAACCCTTAAAATAATAGATTTAACTTCATGGCTACCAACTTTTTCTCCTACCCAATTTAATCCATTTTTATAAAAGTTTGTCCACTTGCCAGAACTTAATATGCTATTTCTGATTTCATCAGCAGATTTAGAATCATTGATTTCTAAAACAATATCTTTATTCTTTTTACTTTCTCTAAACTCTATCTCTGAATTTTGCAAATCAGATAAAGATATTGGCAAAATAGTGCATATTGGCGTATTTGCTTTAATGGTTATAACTTTATTTGGTTGAGTTATTCTGTAAACTATTGGCAGTGGGCCGTCAAAAAAAGAAGTGCTTATTAATGTAGTAAAGCAGGTTGCTCCGTCAACGAAATAGTTTGATGGTGGCATAGTTAATAGGGTTACATTATTTTCTGTAGTAAACTTTATTCCTATGTTAAAGCTAACGGTAGCATTTGCTCTTTGAAGACTTACATACTTATCACCAGACAAAACTTTAATGTGGTCTGGGGAGCTATCCGAAACTCCATCCCATATAAAAGATATATCTTCTGGGAACGATACTGACCACCCTAGCCTATTTGTTAATGCTAACGGGAAACATTGATACGCATGTTTATCATAGGTATCATCCATCCACCATCTTTTTGCTGGCATCTGTGATATATCTGCAGAATTTTCTGAAATTCTTTCTGCATATATTTTATACACTACAAGAGACCTTCGTAATACTTTTCCTCTAGCTTAAAATATTCTGGTGTATGAGCTGTCTCTAAATAATCTAGCATTGTAACAATTGAATATTTTAATCCTTTTGTTACTGGCATAGCTGCATGAGAATATATAAAAGCAGAAGGGAAAAGGTATAGATCTCCAGCCCTAGGTTTAATTTTTAAATTAAACTTATCAAAAAATAGTTCCCCGCCTTCATAGTCGTCATTTAAATATCCAACAGAAGACAGTACACATGTATAAGAATATCCATGATCTGAATGTACCTTAAAATGTTGGTTTTCTCCATATCTAACATAATTAAATGATTCCCAATATTTTAATGGTGCAATGTTAAAGCCAGAACTATAATGACTGACTGGATCTAGCTGTACATCTTTGCAATCTTTCCATATTTGAGCCAGGGCTGAATCTGTTTCATCAAACATACTTGCCTGTCTATTTTCATTATTTGTAGTTATTGAACCATCTTCATTTACTTTAATTTTAAAATCAACACAGTCTCTATATGATAAATCTGTATTGGCGTATCCAGTAGATGCTTGGTTCCACTTATACTTTAATGATTTTTGAGATCCAATTGTATCTTCTAGTCTATTAATTAAATTTAGTTCTTTCTTAAACACATCCCTATATACAGCGATGCCAGGTGCTAGTAGTTCTACATCCATTTAAATACTCTCCTTTTTTTAAAGTATATCATATTGATTAAATTATTGGAACCCAGACTCCAGGCTCATTATGCTTTAATGCAAATAGCGGGGAGACATAAAACTCAATAATGTCCGACTCTGAGTCAACTTCAATTCTAATTAAATCCGTTGGCTTATTGATAATCAGATCCCCATCAACTACATTTTGAGATTGGATTGATTTGCCATCATTAAAATAAACTTTACCGCCATCTACTTTTGCAAAATAGAATCCGTGCAGAAATGGTACATTTTGTCCTGGGAAATCAAACCACTTTATATTATCCGTCTTATAATATTTTACAGCTTTCCCATAAACCATGTAGTCTTGTGCTTTTTTGTTTATCTGATACGTGTCGCATGCATGACCAACCGCAATAGCTACGTGCTTATATAGATCATAACAAGACTTTGTATATATAGAGAAGATGTTCTTTGGAATTTTTTTTACAGATCTAACTTTTACCAGCTCGCCATTAACAAGATTGTAAATATCATCTATTTTAGGACCAATGTGTTCAATATCATGAATAATGTTGTTTATCCCAGAAATATTTTTATGAATAAACTTAGTTTCACTGAATATTTTTTTCAATGTATACGGCTCTCTTGTCAAAGTAAACTACTGGGTGTGAATAGTTTCTAAAATCAAATATCTGGTCTAAATCTATTTTAGTAATAATCTCTTCAAACCCTAGATCATATATTGAATTATAAAGTTGATCTCCTGCGGGCGTTCCGCTATTGTCTGAATATATATTTGACCACACCTGATATCCCAAATGTTTTGAAAGCATATCGTTTGTAATTACAGAATACTTTGCAACATTCTTATTTCTATAAAATGGATCGACATACATCCTATTTATTTGGCATGACATTAACCAGGCACTTTGGGCAATTGGAAAATCGTTATATATTTTATTAGATACAACTATATCGCCAGTTAAATACTCACTAGAATTATATGCAGTACACATTACTTTTATATCAGACTCGGCGTCTTCTACAAAGGCAAAGTACCCCCATATATTTTCCTGTTCAAGATCTGAAGGAAATTCTTTATAAGAAATATCCTTTACGACTTCTTTTTTTTCATTCCCAACTAGGAATTTCATAGCCAAACCTTTCTAGTTTGTTTTATGCAGTCCAGTCAGTTGGATAGCCGTCGTAAGTAAGACCATTTTCTGTAAAGTAGAAATCTTTTGGCTCAACGTTTATTGAATAAACTTGAATTGTTACATCTATATTCTTTTCGAGATTTTCGATTGGGATAAATGCTTTTTGATTGTAGTTATATATTAAATCAGATGGAAGTATGTCTGCTGACATTATAGGCTGTATTAAACCATCTCTTTTTGCAATAATACAATGTGTCATAGAATAAATGTCTGAGTTTACAACAACTGCTCCCTGAGAATCATGTATTCCTAGATTTGTTACTGTTGCTAAAGTCTCTTGTGCATTAGCAAAGTCTTCTTCGCTAATAACAACTGGTGTTCCGTCGTAAGCGTAGTCATCTGGCAATCCGCTAAAACTTAACGTTACAACCTGATCTCCAACTAGAAGCTGTCCAGCGGCCACAAGACCATTTGGTGTTCTAATTAAAGTACTAACGCCAACGCTCTTATAGTTAAACCCTGGTGGGGAAAAGAACCCTGGTGGGGAAAAGAACCCTGGTGGAGCAAAGAACCCTGGAGGAGAAAAGAACCCTGGTGGGGCAAAGAAGCTTGGTGGGGCAAAGAAGCTTGGTGGGGCAAAGAAGCTTGGTGGGGCAAAGAACCCTGGTGGGGAAAAGAACCCTGGTGGGGCAAAGAACCCTGGAGGTGAGAAGAATGAAGGTGCCTGAGTTGTTACGTTTCCAGAATAAACTGAAAATCCACCGTTACCGTTTGCATTTCTTGCCCTTACACGGTATGCCTGAGTGGTGTTAGGCTCATTTGCTATTGTTGTACTTCCACTACCTGCTTGAGTAACAGTTTTAGGCTTAACGGGAGACTCATTAGATTCAATGTAGTAATCAATTATTGCAGATCCACCGTCAGATGGTGCAGTCCATGATATTGTATCTAAATTAACACCTGCTGTTGCTGCTGGCTGCGCCATTGTTGCTGGAACAGTTGTAGCTGTAGCTGATGCAGTATTTGAAGCTGTTGCTGATCCGTATGCATCATATGCAGTTACTGTGTAGGAGTATAATGTATTAGAAGCTAATCCTGTATTTGAATATGTATTGGATGGATGAGCTACTGTTCCAATTTCTGCACCGCCACGAAATACCTTGTATCCTGCTGGAGTATTTCCAGCTGTTGGATTTGTCCAAGATAAATCTATACGACCATCATTAAAAGGTCTGTCTGCTGGTACATTTGTTGCCGTAAGATTGGTTACTGCATTTGGTCCAATGAAGTTATCCTGGGCTGAAGATTTTCTACCTATATTTTTTGACATTTTATTCTCCTATTTTCTCAATTATGCTTTCAAGTCTCCAGCAAGTAACCAAGTATCTGTTGCGACCTTAGTTATTGTTGCTGATGAATAAAGTGCTCTTAATTTCAAGCCTGGGGTTTTTAATATTGTAACACCAGATGCTTCTGCAAATACTGCGTCTGATCCTGCAGACTGATAAAAGCTTATAGATGTTCCTATTGGATATGCTGTTGTTGCATTTGCTGGCACTGTAATTGTATGAGCTCCAGAAACTGGAATCAATTGATCTCTCAATGAAAGTCCACCTGTTGAAAGATTATAAGCTGCTGCAATTGTAGTTCCAATTACAGTCCGTGATGGCACTCCTTCTTTTGTTTGAGTTCCGTCTGTAAATGCTATACCTGAAGCTGAAGCAGTTATTAAACCAGTTGCTGTTATTGCTGGTGCAGTTAATGTACCAGTAAATGTTGGAGAAGCTAGTGGTGACTTTAATGCAATTGCATTTGTAATTGTTGTTGAGAACGAAGCATCATTTCCAAGTGCAGTTGCTAACTCATTAAGAGTATTAAGTGCTGCTGGTGCTGCTGCAACTAGATCTGCTACCGCTGTTCCAACAAATGCTGTAGTTGCAACCTGTGTGGTTGCTGTTCCAGATGCTGCTGTAGGAGCTGTTGGAACACCAGTAAGTGCTGGTGATGCAAGAGGTGCGTATGTTGAAGCCGCTGTTGATGAGGCTAATTTATTTGAAAGGTCTGTAGTCAATCCTGAAATCTTAGACTGAGCAATTCCTGCAGATGCGTTAATATCTGCATCTAAAATTGTCCCATCAAGAATCATTCCCGCTGTAATTGTTCCTGTTGGAAGGGTTACTGTTCCAGTAAATGTTGGTGAGGCCAATGGTGCTTTTAATCCAAGATCTGTGGTCAATCCAGAAATCTTAGACTGTGCAATTGCTGCTGATGCAGAAACATCTGCATCAACTATTGTTCCATTTGCAATCTTACCAGAAGTAACTGCACCGTCTGCTATTTTGCCTTCTATTACAGAAAGCGCTCCTAGCTTATCAGAAGTAATTGCGGCATCATTAATTTTTACTGTGGTAACCGCTGAATCTGCAATTTTTCCAGCTGTTACTGCTGAATCTGCAAGCTCTGCTGTGGCAACCACGCCATCTGCAATCTTTCCAGCGGTTACTGCTGAATCTGCAATTTTTGCAGTAGTTACTGCTGAATCTGCAATTTTTGCAGTAGTTACTGCAAGGTCTGCAAGTGCTGCTGTTTCAACTGCACCTATACCGATCTTTGCAGCAGTTACTGCTGAATCTGCAATCTTAACAGCGGTTACTGCTGAATCTGCAATCTTTGGAGTTGTTACTGCCAAGTCTCCAAGCTCCGATGTAGCAACGGCTCCGTCTGCAATTTTAGCAGAAGTTACTGCTGAATCGTTTAGCTTTGCAGTTGTTACATTTAAATCTACAATTTTTCCTGTTGAAACAGACAGATCTTGTGGAACTCTTAAATCTGAAAGTCTTGTATCTGCTGTATACACTAAATTTGCTGCATTTAGAATACCGTGTATATTTTCAGAAATCGAAGAGTGATTAGACAAAGAGTTTACTATGGCTCCGTCTGTATATGCTTTAGTGGATGCATCTGTGCCAGTTGTTGGAACACCAAGATTTGCAATCTTATTTGTTCCCATATTTAGTTCACCAGACATTGTATCTCCAGCTTTTGCAACTTTTCCAGAAATAGATGATGTCAATGTTCCAGAAAGATCTGCATTGTTTGCTAAAGATGTAGCAATTTCTGCTAAAGTGTTTAATGCTGCAGGTGCTGCGCCAACTACTAACTCAATTGCATCTTGAACAAATGCTGTTGTTGCAACTTGAGTTGTATCTGTTCCAGCTGATGCTGTAGGAGCAGTTGGTGTGCCAGTCAAAGCTGGTGATGTCAAAGACTTAGCTGTAAGAGTTTGGGTTCCTGTTGTTGTAACAAGGATGCTTGTGTCAGCAATTCCGTGTACGCTTGTTGTATCAGCTTCGTGAGTTGATACCGCTGAGTCAGCGTATACCTTAGTTGCAAGAGCTGCTGTGTCAGCAATTCCGTGTACGCTTGTTGTATCAGCTTCGTGAGTTGATACAGCTGAGTCAACATATGTCTTAAGTGCAACTACGCTTGAATCTACTGTAATTGTAATAGTGTTTGCACCATCATTATAAGTCTTTGTAAGTCCTGCGCCCATTGTGAGAGCTGTGTTAATTGCGTCTTGGGAAATTTCACCAATCGCTACATCTGAGTTATTTGCATAGGCAAGGGCTGTCCAGGTTGTTGAACCGTTACCAAACTTAAAGAGGTTAGTATCTGACTCAACTCCAAGCTCTCCTGCTGCTAAAATTGGATTTGCTGAGGTCCACTGTGAAGCGGTTCCTCTTCTTACTTGAATTCTTACTGTTGCCATTTTATTACCCCTTTATATTTTATTTATACTGCTTATTATATCATTTATTACTTTAAGCTAGAGCTCCTGAATCAAAAACCATTGAGACATCAGCATCTGTAGATGATGGGTCTCCTCCATTTATAAACTTATTTATTCCTGTTGGAGTGACTCCGTTTGCCTGTACTATATATGTTGGTTCACCGTTATAATCAATAGCCAAACCAATGTCCATGAAACTAATATCTTGCGTGGTATCTGGGATATCAGAATTAAATGCAATTGGAACCCAAGTACCGTTTAACTGAATTTGTAGCTTGCTTGTTGATGTATCAAATCTAAGGGGTGTTTCGCCTAAAACGACATTAGACCCAAATGTGGCAGTTCCTGCGACATTGAGTCCATTCTTTACTTTAAAATTTTTATCTACTGTTGCCATTTAAGTTCACATATCCCCTAAGTTTTTGGTGGGGTTTTTTAAAGGAACCCCTTAACCTTCTTATTTAATTATTTAATCAGTGTTCCAACAACGACAACTTCAGTGTTAGCGTTTGCTGGGGTTACTCTAATTCTTACATCTGATCCAGAGTAATCTGCTGTTACTGCAGCTAATTCTGTTCCGTTTGAATATGTAATTCCATATTCAGAAACTGCTACATTATTTGCAGTATCAAGTGTTACTACTAAGTCTGAGACCTGAGTATGCACACCATTCTTTACTTTAACTACAAACTTAGCGCTTCTGTAGTCTGCTGCTACCCATGAGATAGCTGTTGTTTCTGCTGCTACTGCAATGTTTCCAGTTGTTGCTGCAACCTGCTTAGCAACAGAGTTGTAATTAATTGCTGTAAATGATGTAGTTCCATTTTGCTGAGCAGTATTAGCTGCTGCTGCGGTTGCTTCTGCTGCTGCTTGAGCTGCGTTAGCCTTAGTTGTTGCATCTGATGCGGCTGTTGAAACTGCTGTTGCTACGTTTGCTGTAGTTGCTAGAAGTGAAGTATCTGCAATACCGTGAATGTTTGTTGTATCTGCGCTGTGTGTTGAAAGAGCAGATGCTGCAGTTGCTTCTGCTGCTGCCTGATCTGCGTTAGCCTTAGTTGTTGCGTCTGCTGCTGCAGTTGCTTCTGCTGCTGATTGAGCTGCATCTGCTTCACCCTTAGCAAACGCTGTGGTTGCAATCTGGGTTGTGTTTGTATCTGCTGCTGCTGTTGGCGCTGTAGGTGTACCAGTAAGTGATGGAGACGCAAGCGGAGCTTTTGTCGCCAAAGCTGATGTCATAGTTGTTGCGTAGTTTGCATCGTCTGCAATTGCTGCTGCTAATTCATCAAGTGTGTTAAGTAAATTTGGTGCTCCTGCAACAAGGTTATCTACCGCTGTTGAAATTGCTGTGCCAGCCGCTGTTGCTGCTGCTGAGATAGCTGCTGCTTGAGCTGCGTTAGCCTTAGTTGTTGCATCTGCTGCTGCTGCTGAGATAGCTGCTGCTTGAGCTGCGTTAGCCTTAGTTGTTGCATCTGTTGCTGCTGCTGAGATAGCTGCTGCTTGAGCTGCGTTAGCCTTAGTTGTTGCATCTGTTGCTGCTGCTGTAGTTGCTGCTGACTGTGCTGCGTTGGCCTTGGATGTAGCATCTGCTGCTGCAGTCGATACTGAAGCTGCGTCTCCTGATACTCTAAGTGCTGCTTCTGCTGCTACCTTAGTTGTTGCATCTGTTGCTGCTGCTGTAGTTGCTGCTGACTGTGCTGCTGCTGCGGAGCCTGCTGCATCGTATGCTGCGGCTGTTGCTGAAAGTGCACGAGCATCTGTGAAGTATTTGTTTGTTGCATTTTCTGCAAGGTCTGCTGTATCGTGATTTGAAAGACTTGAAACTGTACCTGTTACATTACCAGTAAGGTTACCAACAAATGTAGCAGTAATTGTTCCTGCAGCAAAGTTACCTGATGCGTCACGCTTAACTACAGTATTTACTGTGTTAGCTGAAGTTGCTGTACCACCAATAAGACCAACAATATAGTCTTGGTCTGCCTGTGCCTTGGTTAATACACCAAAGCCGTTAACGGTAGCTGTGCCACCCTCAACGATAAGGCCATTTTTAATTCTAAAATTCTTGTTTACTGTTGCCATTGATATGACTCCCTTTTACTGCTTTTTTATGCTTTTAATGCTGTTCTAAAATATCTTACTTTTATTGATCCTGAAACAGGTGTTACGCATAGACTTATTATACCGCTATTTTCTTCAAAAGTAACTGTAGCTAAAGATAAATCTGTGTTTGATACTATGTCTGACTCTGAGATGTAAACATTGGTTCCATCATTGAGTAGAAGAATGGTTGAAGTGTGAGTTAGATTTCCAGCAGACTTATCAATCTGTAATGTGTATCTAACTGTCTTGTATACTGTTTTTGAAAATGAATCAACTATTGTTTTATTTTCTATACCATCTATAGTAAGATCATTGTTTCCGTCCAAACCTAGCAACTCTGAAGCATTTTCTGCATCTAAAGTAGATAGGTTTGCTTGAAGCTGACTTACTTTATAATCTATTGAGTTTACATCTGTTGATCCGTCTACACCCAGCTTATTTTCTATAGCTTCAATTGCATCATTGACATTGCCATGCAGTGATGCGTGGCCTTCCATTGATTCATTTGCGGCAGGGTTTGTAAGGTTATCTTTTGATGTTGGGTAGCTAGTTGCCAATTTGTCCTCCGTCCAACAGTGTTAATTCTGTGTAACTTGCATTTGCATACGATGATGTTGGAGTGCCACCGTCTAGACCAATTATAGCAGGATATGTTTCTAAAACGTCTGCATTATTGTTAATTTCAGAAAAATCAATTGTCTCTTGCAGGTTAACCGTGTGAACATTACCATCGTAAGAATGCGTATGCATGTAGAATGGAGCGGGATCAGTAGAGCCTGGAGTTAAGTCAACCCAAATTGCACCATTGTATATCTTAATGTTTTTGCTTACTACATTAAAATATACATCTCCAGTTGATCCAATTACAGGATCTTCTGAAAGTGTTAGAAGATTTAATAGTGACTTAAACTTTTTGGCCATTTTAAACCCTTACCCTATTACAACTACTCTATATTCTCCAATTGCTGGTGCAACTGCAAATCTAATAGTTACAACTGAATCTGATGTATGCTCAACGTCTGCCTCTATTTGTGCATATGGAGAAGCAACTTCATATATAGCAGTAACAATATCTTTTGTTCCTAAATTATGAGCTATTGAATAAGAGGTTGCTGAAGTATTCAGCGTAGTCTTATACTTTCTTGTTATCTCATGATAGTTTGTGCCATCATTGGTTAATGTCCACTGATCTGATGTTTCATTCCAGAGTATCTCTACATCTGTAGATGTTCCTCGCTCTACACGGATTCCAGCATCTACTGTTGGGGCTCCTGCAAAGTCGGTATTAAGATTGATCTTGTTATCAACAATATTTACCTGAGTAGTGTTTACTGAATTAATTGTTCCAGATACATTTAGATTACCTCCAACTGTTAAGTTGTTAGTAATTGTTACATCATCTGGCAAACCGATTGTTACGGCTGCGGATTCTCCGCTATTTGGAGAAACAGTAACTTCATTGGCTGTGCCAACAATTGTTGCTACATAATCTCCAGTTGTGTCTGTTCCAAGAGCAACTGAGTTTGGTTGAATTGTTGTTGATATTGTAACATCACCCAAATTAGTCATTGTTGCAGAACCAGTTACATCTCCTGAAAGTGTAATTACTGGATCTTTATTAAGAGATACAGCTCCTGCTGTAACTGTAAAGTCTGTTGAATTAAATGAGGCAACACCCTTATTTGTATATGTTGCATCTTCTGCAGATACTGTAATTGTGTTATCTGTTACAGCAACATCAATACCTTCTCCTCCAGAAACCGTTAGTCCTTCTGTAAGTAAAGAAATTGATGTTGTGCCAGTGTCACCAGTAATATCAAGCTCTGTGGCTACACTTACTGTTCCTGCTGCAGTCAAACGACCTTGTGCGTCTACTGTAAATGTAGGAATTTCTGTTTGTGAGCCATATGAACCAGCTGTGACTGCTGTGTTGTCTAAATCAATTGTTGTTGTTCCAGCTGGGTCGCCGTATGTTGCTGTTAAACCAACTCCGCCAACAATAGATGAACCAATTACATCTTGTATAACTTCTGTGGAGCCAGACATTGGCATCCATGGACCGTTAGGTGACGATAGTCCATTGTAGTAATACATTGTGTTGTTTGATGTATCGTAGTAAATCTGTCCAACTACTGGACTTGAAGGCGCTGCGCCTAAGTTTTGGATTCTAGCATTGAGCAACTCATTCTTGTTGAGATCAACGCTAACTAAAAATTTTCTTGCCATTTGCTATCTCCTTATGACAGATGTGCTGTCCCTGAAAATGGTTGAGCCATAGTCAGTGTTATTTGGTTATTACTATTGTAATCTATTCCAGTTTCTAGAATATCTCCTGCGCTTGATTTTACGGTTACATTTGGCTTATAGCCAAGGCCGTGATTTATAACAATAGAATATACTCCTGCGGTTGGCCCAGTTACTTGAGCCAATTCCCAGGTGTATGCTAATGTATTATTTGTTAAATATATTTTGCTTGAACCAGACCAAGAAAGGTCTGAAAGTTTTGGACCATGAAAAGCTGCAGATACTGTATCAAAATAAAAATCTCCAGTTAGGCCTAGATTTCCTGCTGGGTCTCCAGTACCATTCAATATTGTTCTTCCTCTTGCTCCTTGTGGACCTGGAGAAGAGACAATAATTTTGTTTATTTGTTCTTGAACAATTACCGATTCAATCATTATATTGTTACCGATCTATTTAGGGTCATAAACCCTTCAAGGAGTTTTATTTTATTTCCATTAGAATCTACAACCATAATGTCATATACTGACTTTGGATAAAAGAGTTTATTTGTTTGTGTTGGTGTAAGGGTTACAGTTAATTTTCCAAGAGGTCCATTTATTACAATACCGCCACTTGGAGATGTTAAAGTTACTGCTAACTTTGTCCCGCCCTTTACATCACGTATCTGCATTTTTGCAGATGCGCCAGTTAGATCAATAGCAGTTTCATTATTGTCTTTGTATTCTACTACAAAGCTAAATGTTGCATTTTGATCTACTTCGAAATTCTTTTGTCCTGCCATTTGCCATAGTCTCCTAAATAGGAATACTCCTGTACTAATTTTAGCACAGGAGTATTTCTAATTGACTGTTTTTTACTTTTTGGTAAATCCGAACGATGGCTCGTTAGGATTAAGTGCTTTCAAAATTACGGGTGCTGTTGCAGCAAATCCGCCCAATAGTAGGTCTCTTGGACT